ATGTCTAAATTAGGATTTATTGCTATAGCAGATTATGACTTATTTCGATCGCTACAGGTAGGTCACATATATAATTTATACAAGGCTTTGCTGACTGTAGTGAGTTTTGAAATAGCCATAAAAAAAGCCACTTAAATATAAGTGGCATTTTTTAATAAAATATTTGGTGGAGATGGCGGGAGTTGAACCCGCTACGAGCTTATACAGTCTGACGCAATCCGACAAGAAGCCTTGAAACATAAGGCTTTTGATT